TCAGGCATAGAATTAAGTTAATTCCTTACAAGTAAAAGCAAACCATACATCTAATTTTGTTCCACTATCAACTCTTTTCATACAAAGAGTAAGCATATTTGGCGTTGCTCCCCCATTCATAGTTGCTGGTCCAGCATCATCAGAAGTATTTTTACCAATAATAATTCCACTATGCCTCATAACAGCACTATTCTGTGTAAAGGTATTTCCAGTATTGCTACTATGCTTATCTTGATACACTCTATATTGTATTCTTGTTCCTAGTGAAGTCCAAGCAGGAATATCAGCACCAGCAATTGTTATATCACCTTCATACCATTCATAAACAATAGTACTTTGATTAGCATTATTATTTCCAATCTCATATTCCATAATCTCTGCTAAATCTGCTGTAGTAGTACCAGAACTATTCACTCTAATACTCATTACAGGTCTCATAGTATCATCCATAGTCCAACCACGATTTGTATTTGTTGCGTGGTTATTAAATGAATATAAACTTCCTGCAGGTTCTTGAATAATTACTGTATTGAAAATTGTTGATATTGCTACTGTTCCTTGAACTGTGACAGGACTTGTAATACTTGATACTGCAACTGTGGTTACGGGATTGGTTACATAAAAAGCAGTATTTGAAATTGATACTATATTTGCTTGAGTTGATATTCCTATTGGCAAATAAGATGTTGAAAGAATTCCTGATGTTCCAACTTCAGTAAGATGCACATGATTTGGATTCTGTGGAGAACTTGTAACACTTACTGTTGTCCCCACATTTACATCACCAGTAATTGTGATATTAGAAGAACCTAAAGATACTGGAAATGGATTTGAAGTTGATACTTGAACGCCATCCTTTGTGGCAACATTAAAAACTTCAAATAAACTTCTTTCTTGATTTAAATAATCTTGATCAATTTTATTCCAAATAGCCATAATTTCAAATCCACTCTAATTTTGCTGGATGATACCTACTTACTTTTGTAATGTTTGTGTTCTTTTCTAAACCTGGATAAATGTTGTGAATAATTGCACCAGGATATTCACCTTGAAGTTGTTCTGTTAATTTATCTTTTGGTGGGATACCATTTTCAGAAATCATATCAACTCTGTAAATGCTACCCTGCCATACAAAATCAACAGAAAACTCTTCCCCTACTTGTTGTGGCGTTGATTGTGCTCCAATATTCAAAGTGCCATTAAAGTCACCTGAAATATTAATACTCTCTGAAAGAAACTCTTTGTAGGATTTCATATCAACACGCCCACTTTCTGAGTGCTAATGCTTTTCTTGTAGGTCTTCCTTTTTCATCTTTCATAGGACCAGGCATTCCTCCCATACGAGCACAGAATGATCTTTTACGTGGACCACCTTTTGGTTGAGGAGCTTGTAAATTTGATCCTGGATTTTCTGCTTCATAAGATTTTCTACCTTTCTCATTAAGTCCACCAGATGGATTCTTACCTTCCTTTTTTTGCCATGCAGCAACTTCTGTAAGTTGCATAAATTGTGAGAAAGAACGACAAGCATCTTCATTTGCAGGAACACAGTTAGGAACCATCTTCTTTCCTTTTTTCTTCATTCCAACTTGCTTGTATCCTGTCCAACATGCTTCAGAAACTTCTTCATCACTTGATAAGTATTCTGCTGCAGTATCAATAAAATCTGCTGCTCTGGTAATTTTTGATTGAACCCAAGCAGGAAGTTGCATATTTGGACTTTTAACAATCTTTCTTAAAATTTGAACAGACCTTTCAATTTTGTCCATCTCAATATTTGCCATATATCCCTCTTCATCTTTCATCTTGCCAGAAGCAATTTCTTTATGACTTTCATAAACTTTAGATTCATTTGCTGGATGAATCTTAGCAATTGTATATCTGTCCCACATCATAGGACCATATGAACATTCTTCTCTTTTTTCATTCTTTCTACAAAGTAGACAATACTTTGTGTCCTCTTCATACTGCTGTTCTACATTCTCTGATTTATTGCCCCAATTTTTAGCACCTGCTTGGCGACATTTTACAAGTGCTCCAGAAGCATATGCACTTGGCCAAACTTTGAATTTTGCTTTTACTTTATGATAGCAAGCATCCTTCTTACCACTTCCTTTGCCTTTGATGTCTTTTTCTGAAATAACCTCTTCTTTCATTTTCTCTTTTTTATCTGTAGAAACATAAGTTGGTTTTGAAGCACCAGACTTTTCCTGTTGTCCAGGATCTGCTCTTCTTTTTCTTGCTGCTGCAGAACGTCTTTCTTCTGGAGACATACTTGCTCTTTTGGAAGAAGAAACGCACTTTGGAACACCTTCTCCAGGTTTGTCACTGGCACAACTATCTCCAGTTACAACATTAACCCATCCAGGTTTTCCACTCTTATCTTTAGAACCACTAAACCACTGATGTAAACTTCCTTCTTTGACTTTTTCAATTTTTTTTAGTTTAGAATAATAATCAGGTAATTCATCCACATGCTGAAGGGCAGTGATCTTAGCTCCACTTTTGCTTGTGGTGTGCTCACCTTCAACTTTGGTTCCCATTTTTACCTGTTGAATAATTTTATCCAAAGAAACTTTATGCTTTTGGGCAATTTCTTCTGGAGTCTTATATGATTTTACAGGTCCTTTTGGGTCTTTCATTTATAGAATATTATTCTTCTTCATTATTTAGAAGACCTTGTTTTATAAGTTTAGATAGTTCTGCAGTAGAACCTACAAAAAGTGAATTGTTGACTGTTGTAGGTCCTTTTTGAGGTGCATCCAAGTCTCTCATTTTCTTTTGAAGGTCAATTAATTTATCTGTAGTATCTGCAACAGATTTAATTAATTGACCAGCAACTTCAAATGCTCTTGGATGACCAGATTCTTGAGCTATCTCCAATATACCATCAACTGCTTCTTGTCCTTTTGAGATTAAACTATAGAGTTGACCTCTACTATATTCATAATCTTTTTGTGGATCATTAGGAACATCAGTAGATTTGATATCAATAACTTCTTTAGATATAGGAACTAAAGTAGTTTCTATATCCAAAGATTTTTCTAACTTTGAAAATTTTTTATCCATACACTATATATCAACATCAATTCCTTGACTGCTACTGTAATCTTTAAAATCTTGGAAATCTATGATTTGTTCGTTAAATCCAAAATCATCCCCATATGGAATAAGTGGGTCATCAGCAGTATTGATAACATTATCTCCATTGTAGTCTTCAAGTGCTTTAGGAGTAGATGTATATCTAACTTCCCTTCTTGCATTTAAGATAGCATCTGTAGCATAATCAACTTGAACTTTTTTGATAAGTCCTTGATCATCTGAGGGAATTTCACTAAACAGATAAGTTTTTGCAGTAAAGTTTAAGGTATAAATGATAATCCTTCTTGTGGTATAGTCTCCCTCATAATCATCTCTAAACCCAACTCTATTTAAAATTACAGGAATATCCCTAACTTCATTAATTTCTGGAATCATTCTAACAGATATGTTGAATGATGGTTGAAAGAATGGTAAAATTTGTTCTATAATTTGTAGAGCATCATCTTGTATTTTGCTCATAATATTTAATTCAAATCCAATATTATATGGAGTTGGGGAATATACTTTTGCAGCCTTTCCAGTGTCAGATCTTGGTGCAGAAAATGTTTGAATAACTGACGATTTCCTCTGGGCATCATAATCAATAGTAGTCATCTCAAAAGACATTCTTGGAAGAGTTAGAGCAACTTTTCTATCTCCTTGTGGTTGTTGCTCTATTCTTGCTAAAAACTTTTGAGTTGGACCATAAGCAAAGGGAACTTTTAATACAGATAAAGCATTTCCATTCTCATCAAATCTTCTGATCTGTATATTATTAAATAAAGTTCCAAAAGCAGTTACTGTCTTTTGTATTGACTTATGATAAAAATACCTACCAAACATTTTTTATCTTTTCACATTATTTAGTATTTAGTCAAACTTCTCCAAAAGGATTAATTTCACTAAAATCTAAAATATTATCTGCTTCTTCTTCAATAATGTCAGAATTATCATATGCAGATGTTGTTTCAAATTCTTCTCTGTTTGAAACTATGTAAATTGCACTTGATGCTGCACCAACTACAATATCACCAACTATAAAGTTAGTTCCAAATCCTGTCACCTTCAATTCTCTAGTT